CTCCATAGACTTGAAGTAGTATGCTGCATCAGACAAACTCTCGGCTGCTTTGAAAGCATCAACTACTTTCTGGCTAGGTTCAGTACCTGTAGCAGTCTGCCATGCAGCCTTAAACTCAGTTTCATTCCAAGACTGACGACCAATAGCATCAGGGCCATCTCGGAACTCAGTGAGGATTGAGTCCATTGTAGATGTTTCTTCGAAGTTAAGCTTACCTACAATATCTTGTTGTCTGCGTCCTTCGTTAGCAAGGTACTTAGTTGCAGTCTGTGAACGTAGGGCAAGCTCATTCAACTCTGTAACATCACGGGCAGCAGCAGAGCCAAGGATAGGGTTGTCGAGTGCCTTACCTAGTGTCTTTGTCCAGAGTGACTGGCCAAGCTGAATGTTGAAACCACCCTTAATACCCTTGGATGCGTCGATAGCTTCAGTAGTCTTTACTACATACCCAAGTGACAAGTCTTCTGGGTCAAGGGGTACTACATCACCACCGATACGGTCAGCAATCTTCTGAGCACCACTAGGTACAGAGCCATCATCCATAGGTTTGAATGGTGTGCCATCTGTATTCTTACCAATGTAGAACTCAACAGCCTTAGTCTGCTCACTCAGGTCAGCTACCTTAACGTCATACACATTAGCCTTGAAGGTACGAGAGAAACTCTCAGCAGCCTCTTTGATCAGGCTATCTACCTTTACATTCTTAATGGCTGTAGGTACAGCACCCTCTTGGATCTTAGGGGCTACACGTTTCAAGACTTCGTTAGTCTTTTGTAGACGTTGTGAGAAGCCTACAGAAGGCTTTACGAGTGGGTTGGTAAGGCTTACTGCACTAGACTGTAGGTCAGCCGTGTTAGTGGGGTCTACATCACGGAGGTGAATTGTCTCAGCTACCCTGTTAGCTTCCTCTGCACCGCCTAGAGCACCTGCACGGGAGGCTGCAGTACTAGAACGGAGAGACTTAAGCTTAGTCACCTTAGCTAACTTGGCTGCACCACCTACAAAGCCAGCTAGGTCAAGCACACCGAAGGTGGCATCCCATGCAGCATCAGGGTTGTAGCCTTTACCATAGACCTCACGAACCATCTGGGCATATGCAAAGGCATTGTCTTTACCCAGACCTTCAGAACGGATCTCGTCTACATACTCACGAGCAAACTGACGCATCTCTTTGGGGTCATTGATTGTAGCTAGGTTACTAAAGACACGAGAACCCTCACGGGCTGTACGGTTAGTAAGACCTTCGTACCATCCAAACAAAGTAGCTCGGATAATCTCACGATCAACCAAGTCAATGCCGTAACCTACAATGCCCTTACCTTCCTGCTCTGAAGCAGCTACTTCCATCTCTTCAGTAAGGATCTGAAGGTTGCGGTAGTACTTCTGTTCTGCAGCTTTGTAGTCAGGGGAACGAGAGATAACATCGTCTTCGATGTAGATGTCATCCTTAGAGTAAATGCCGTACAGCTTTTCCTCTCCGTCGAGGATACGACGAGAGGCTTCTACAGGATCTTCTCTACTATCTACTGACTGTGTAGCAGTAGCCTTGAATGTTTGAGAAGCCTGATCGTTAATACGTACTAGGGCCTCGTCTTTAGTCTCTCCATCCTTTGCAACAGCTTCAGTGTCCAAGTTTGCTGGACGTTCAATTTCAGGATCGTAGACATCAGTAGCATCTACGAACCCAGTTTTCCCGACAGAGAGATCAACAAATGGCATTTACTTAACCACCCAACTTTTCGTTAAGCATATCAAAACCACCAAGGCTACTGAAAGCTGTCAGGCCTAGACCAGCTACAGCACCTGAGGTCTCTGCTCTCTGAGATGCGATTGAAATCCTGTCTGAGAGACCTGACATCTGACCAGCAAACCCGATAGATCCACCTAGCTGTGAAGACAAGCTGGCCAAACCACCACCAAGGGCAGATCCACCTGTAGCTCCAAGAGCTTGAGCTTGAGACTGTGCCTGTGCTCTACGAATTTGAGCTTCACGGATAGCCTGACGTTGGCTACGTTGTGTCTGTAGTTGTTGCTGTCTACGTTGTGCGGCTGCAGCTTTCTTCTGTTGGTTGATAGAGACTACAGTGCCTACAACTGAAGCAACGCCTGCTACGGCTTGAATTACTGGCAATGCCTGTGGCATGTCTTACTCCTTGAATTGGTAGATAAGATAAGTCTCATCTGCCCCTACGTACTGAAAACCCAACATATGTATGAGTTTATTTATTTTATGATCAGGCTCTGCTGCAGCAAATAGAGCCTTGTAACCTACTGTCTTAAAGAAATCCCACCAATCCTTTAGAAGGATTTCCATTTCCATAAACACAGACTTAGACATTTTGTCGATGGAAGGTAGGTGAACAATTATAAAGTCACTGTTGTACTCTAATCGTATCTCAAAGCAGGAACCTTTGATCCCCATTAAGCTTTTAGAAACGAGTGTTTGCTGCATTAAGTATTCCAAAGCCTAGTAGTACGAAGTCCTTACCTTGTTCACTCTCGAACCTAAGTCTCATACTACGGCCATGACCTCTCATTTTAAGTCGTGTGGTTACGATCTCTTCTGGGTAGTTCCAGCTTCCTAGCTGAGTAGCATCTACCACAGGCATATACTTTAGTCGATAGGCTTGTTGTGGGTTAGACGATGTTTGCTTACGGAAGTCCCAGTAGCTAGAGACTAGCAGAGAGGACTCACGTACTGGTGTGTACCCTGTCTCATCACTGCCCTCGAAGCCTGTCTCTGTAGGACGTAGATACACTTGTATATACGGAGAGTTCTTCTTGAGGATCAAGTCACCCATGAAGTCATATCCAGCCTCAGCATAGGATGAGTAGTTAGCATCACCCCAGTCGAGGAAGTCAGCACCAGAGAACAGGCCCATTGTCATCTTGCCTGTAGCACCATCATACACCATGAGTACAATAGAGCTATCTGCTGAGGCAAGCTGTGTAAGTTGGTTGACTACTACATCATCCCCTGCAGACGTTACAACATCATCACCTGTAGACAACAACACATCTAGGTTCTGGTAGTCAGACCCAAAGCCTGAGAAGTATTCAGCACCAATGATGTAGTCTGTATTGCTTGCACTATCAGCTACAGCCCAAGGGTAGAAGGCTTGAATTGCAATGTCCAATGTAAGGACACGGTTCTTCTTGTTTCTGATACCCTCAGAGTTGTCAGGGTAAATCCAGTGTACACGTTTGTTAGTCTGGTCATACACTGCATGGCAGTTCTCTTTAGCATTACCATCAATAGCATCAAAGAAGCTTTGGATGGTGCTGATAGTCAGGTTCTGCTCTTGGCCTTTACCTGATACCTGATCGAACTGCATAGTGTGGATACCATGCTTAGACCACCACATAGGAATACCTTCAACAGATACGAAGGTCTGTGGGTTCTCAATACCAATCTCACTTATGCGGGAGATAGAGTACTCAGTGGCACGGAACACATTGTCAACACCTGAGATCTGCCACACACCATTCTCAGCAAAGACGAAAAGGCTAGAGCCAAATACGTGTAGCTTCTTAATGTTGGTAGCATCAGGGATTAGGATGACACCACCGTCTGTGTCTAACAGATCACTGAAGTCTTCTGATGTAGGGTCATTCTGTTGGTAGCAACGACCAGCTTCTGAGATGTTATCAAGCTGTTTACTGAAGAGTATTCTACCACTGTTCTTAGCTGAAGTCAAGCCAGCATAGAACACACGGCCTGAGAAGGCTGCTACAGACTGGAACCTAGAGTTCTCTGTCTCAGTAGTTAAACCTTCCCGTACCTTATTAAAGAAGTCGAGAATGAAGTGGCCGTTACCTGTGAGGGTAGTACCCGCAAAGATCTTACTCCACTCAGTCTCAGAGAAGTTTCCGTCAGCATCTTTGCCTGAATACCAAGGGTGGGTAAGTGGAGGGTACTCAGAGTTAGCTGTCTCGTATGCTGTAAGGGCTGCAGAACCTTGGTCCCCTGTCCATCCTGCGTTAGCTGTGTCGTACTCACGTTCTGCGGAAGGGGAGGCCACACCCTCTGAGTATGTCTCAGTATCACCCTGCCACTCAAAGTCACGTGTCTTGAACGAGATAGCCTGAGTAGAGATTGTATCTAAGTCACGGTCATAGGTAATGTAGAATGGTTCAAGACCTGCGGATACTACAACAAGATCACCGTTGATTGTAGCAAGCTGTACCTTAAACTGCCCAGCACCTTCAGAGCCTGCAAACTCAAAGGCAGTCAAGTCTACAGAGAAAGACTTCTGTTGACCTGAGTAAGGCTCTTGGGCTGTGTTGTAGAAGTACATGGTAGGGCCAGCCTGTACAACTACGAAGTCAAGACCAGCTACACCACCTACGTTTCTCCAACGGCCTGTGTTGAAAGCAAAGGTGTTACTAATAGAAAAGGTGGACAAGGCATTGCTACCCTCCACCTTAGCTGCCAGCCTACGCCGACGAGAACCATCACGATTAAGTAGACAGTTCAGTTCATCAATAGAAGCATCCTCAGGAAAGGTAAGTTCACCCGCCTCAGTTATCAGACCCTTGACGAATGTGTTCACTACCTTTTGTGTTATTCTCTGAGCCATCTTTTTGCTTCTTCCGTTCTTCTCTTGCTTTGCTGAAGTTTTCTCGACGGGCTGCGGTAGTCTCTTTCTTAGAGTTCAGATACTTCTCTACAGATTTCTTAGCTTGCTTTATGCTGCTGTACTTACCTGAGAGTTCTGCTGGGACTACACCCTTCTCAAACTTTACTTCAAAGAATATATAACCATCTTGTGACTTTTCGATAATGATGTTTGAAACCATCTTGTCGGATTTGCCAACAGATCGTTGGTTACGATTGTCGTCAATATATTCGACCATTAATTTCTCCCGTAGTGAGGTCTCTTGTTTGCACGTTTAGTGCGGTACATATCGTTCTGTGTGTAAGACTTGAGGCGACGAGCAGCCTGCTCAATCTTAGGGTCACTGCCTGACTTGAACAGAGAGAAGCAAGTAGACTTAGCTTCAGCAAGCAGGAGTGGCAGCATAGTATCGTCTAGGTCAGGCTCAAAGTTATCAGTCTGACTAAAGGTTGGATAGATAGTGCCATAGGCTCGTGTCTTAGACTGCTGAAGTGTGCTGTCTACAGAAGCATCGTAAGCATCCATGACAATGTGGAGGTCATCAAAGCTAGTGTAGTAGCTAGGCATACGGTCATTACGGATGTATAGAGGTGTGCCACCTGCTACATCAGTAGTTACTACAATACCACTGCCCTGCTCATCCATACGGTTCAGGAAGTCGAGTGGCTCAACGAATGTAATATCAGACCAGTTAGCACCCGTTGTGCCTACATTGTACTGAAGGGTCTCAATCTCTTTGACGTTAGCTGGATAGTAGAAGTGTGTAGGTCTTGCACTATCAGAGAGAGAAGTAACCTGTAGGAGTTGCTTATGCTCAGGTATCTCACGAGCAGCAATGATATTGTAGTAGACATCTTCAACTACAGAAGCAATCTGCTCAGCTTCTACTGTATCACTAATGGAGTTCACAGCCTCTGAATCCATATCGTTCAGGATGGACTGGACTATTTCGAGGAGTGTACGTTTCATTATGACCGATCCAATACTACTACAAAACGAAGTTTAGCTGTGTTAGTCGAAGCACCGTTACTCTCAACAGTAATAAAACTATCTGCTGTAACTGTGTTGTTGGAGCTAGGTAAGAGAATGTCTACATCACCTGCTGCAGAACCTGCGTTAGCAATAGTCAATGTTCCCATTGAAGCTCCTGCAGAGTTCTTAACTGTAACTGTGGAGTCAGCCGAGGAGATACTACCCTCTAGTACTGTGAGTACTTTGGAGACTGTTCCAGCAAACGGGATAGGGACGTATACAGTTTCTACTGAAGATACATCCTCTAGGTATCCCTCTAATGATAATTCAATGAGTTGTTCTTTAGCAATCCATGTACCTGAACCAGAACCATTAGCTACATAAACATCTCCACTAGAAGCAGAGGCTACACCCTTAGGCTCATGGAGATATGGATCAGTGAGTGTTGAGTGGTTTACATTAGCCATACTAAGTTCCTTAGTTAGTGGTAGGTATATACAGGGTATACCGTCTGGGAGACAAAGAAATTATACAAGGTATTTCAAATCTGTCAACAGTTAATTAGAAAAAAGCAGGGAGGGGAGCCGAAGCCCCCCAACCTTATAGATTATACGTCAGGGTTCGTGGCTACACGAATGATACCCTCTGGACGGTACAGCTTAACACCGTAACGTGACGAGGTTACATACTCGTGACGTTGGAAGTCTTTGTTGTACTCATAGTCCACCTCAGGCATCTGACGCCATGCACCAACGAATGGGTTGGCTACAGCATTGGCTGAGAAGAACAAGTTGACTTTACCGTTGTTGGTGGAGAAGTCGTTTGTAGTTGTTCCATCACGTTCTGCCAGTGCAGTGTCAGTGTTATCTGCGAGGTAGTTCGATGTGTACACATCAAAGCCGTAGACGTTAGCTACGAAACGCATACCAGTTGCAATACCTTCTGATACGACACCTTCGAACTTGGGGTTGTTAGAAACATTAACCAAGTTTGACAGTGTGTTCAGTTGGAACTCAACTGATGGGTCAACGATAGCAACCATTGCCTGATCTGGAACATTGGATTTCTTCAATGCGTAACGAGCATATGCGAAGTCTTCCAGTTCGATGCGACCTGCGTTACCACCAGCAATACGGTGTGAGATACCGTTGATTGCTTCAGCAGAGTTAGCTGAAACGCCAGCTTCAGGAGCAGCAAAAGTAGTTGCTTCAAAGTGCTCCAGAATTGCACGTTCCTGCTCAGGTACAAAACGAGACATAAGTTCGTTTGCATAGAACATGTCCTGCTCAGCTTTCTTAGTGATGTAAGTTGCTGATGTCAGGTACTTGTCAACAGTGAACGTGAAGTCCGCAGTCGCAAGTGGGTCGTATGTGACCTGTGTGTCTTCGGTGTAGTTGTTTGTTGTGATCTCACCGATTTGTGGGATGTGGAAAGTATCTCCGTCTGGGAAACCTTCAAGCATACGGACGTACCGTTGTGCTTGCATTTCGTCACGAAGAAGTTCCTTAAGCTCTTGGCCCCATACGTCTGAACGGGTCAAGTAACTTGTGGCAGAAGTCATACCAGCCATTTTATTTACTCCAGTAAATTAACTACAGACCAAACTTATCACCCAAACGTACTTTATCTTCCATAAGTTGACGTTGGATTTTAGGTGTGTAGTAAGTGTTTTTGTTTTCCCGACGAAGTTTCTGGTAATAGGACCAATCACGTTCTGTCGAGGCTTGCATGTTGACACCTTCTGTGCGAACCGATCCTTGTACCATAGGGCTAAAGGATTTCTTTGGTTCACCAATAAGGCTAAAGAAAGCTGTAGGACTTTCGGCAGCAATTTCTTGCATACGTTCAAGGCTAATTCCTAGCTCTTGTGCTTTCTTTTGGATTGTAGCTTTGGCTTCTGTGCCGTAGCTCTTCTCCAGTTCCTGATCCACAATTGCAAGGTTCTGCTTTACAGTAGTCTCTTGCTCTCGTGCAGTCAGTGTCTTTTCAACAAGGCTCTTCAGGTCATCCTCACTCAGATTAGGGTTGGTGTTCCCGTCTGAAGTGCCACCATTATTATTGTTGTTGGGCATTGCAGTTTTCGCAGTGGTGGGATCTGCGGCCTTATCCTGCAACTGGTCGAGAAGTGATTTGGCATAGTCCTGTTTACTCATGTCTTCTCGCATCTGGGCTAGTTGACCTTCCAACTCACTGATGTAGTTGTCAGCCTCTAGTTTACCTTTTGCTAAGACTTCAGGGTCTTTCCAATTCTCTCCCTTTGCCTCGACGAGCTTAGCTACAAATGACTCCTGTGGTGGGGTAGTCTCTGTAGTTTGTTGCTCTGCCTGAGTAGTCTGTTCGGTTTCAGAACCCTCAGTAAATACACTCATGTGTTATTCCTTGTCTATTGTGATTAACTTCAGCATATCCTCAAGCACTTGGTTGTACTCGTTGACTGCCACTTGTTGATACTCCCAATTAGGTGTATCGTAATCACGAACAGAAGATTTCTTTTTATATTCCTGTTCGAGAACTTTTCGAAGTTCGTCAAAAGCATATCTAAATGCGAGAACTTCTTGTTTTCTTTTCTCACGGGCAGTACCCTTGAGACCTTTAAGCCAGACAGCTTTCATTATTTCTTTTTCTTCTTGTTGATAAGCATCATGTCTTGGGCATTGTATTTTGCGCCTTTGTTGCCACGAGCCACTGCACCCTTAGCTGCAAGATCCTTTGGACGAGCTTTAGGGCGGAGAGATTTCTTAGGTGCTTTCATAATTATATTCCCATTTCTTGAGCAACCATAAGCTGCTCTTGGTTAATAGCTTCAGCCTCTTGCATCTGCTGTTGTGTTTCAAGTTGTTCACTAACTGCAATGTTCTCACTGAACAGTGTAGGTTCACCAAGCTCATCGGCTAGGATACGAGCAAACTCTTTACCTGACATGTGTGCTGCTACAGAAGGATCAGAGAGTTTGATCTGGTAGAGTTGTGTAAGGTTCTGTACCCGACGAGCACGTTCAGCAAAGTGACGAGCACCTACTGGTACGATCTTACCTGTGGCTGTAATGTCATCCTTGGTGATTGACTTAAAGAGTACAGCACCTGTAGCATCGTCCATGACACGGATAGTGTCTGAGACATTCATGTTGCGACGAGAGACTTCAAGCATTGCATTCAAGATTGGCTCAAGGAACACACGTTCAAAGTGGGCAGTCTTGTGTTCGAAGATACGTGAAGCTGCGTTCTGTAGAGACTGCACCTCAAAGGCTGTCTTCTCGCCTGCAGTACGTATACCCATAGCTTGCTTAGGAGCACCAGCCATCTCTTCCATCTTGTCCTCTAGCAGCCTAATTTGCAGGTCTGCTTGCAACGCTGTAGCATCAGGTACGAGGTAGCCTACATCACCCTCTTCACCCATGTAGATACGGGCTGCAGGTTCGAAGTCGAAGTCTTCTACATCACCCTTGATCTTCAGGATTGGATAAGCAATCTGATCGAAGACATCTGACTTGAGGTTCTCTAGGTGGTCGATACGGTACTGCATACCTACCAAGTTATCTAGTGGCCCCATAGCATAGAGGTTGTCAGGGCGAGGACGCCAGCCAGCATGGAAGATAGGAGCACTACCCAACCAGCTAGGGTTTTCTTCATTGGCCAGTACGTAGGCTCGGTCTACTACAGTAATCACACGGTCACTGTGTAACTTACCAGCCTCAGTGTCGTAGAAGTCACCGTAGAAGGTAAGGATCTCTACATAGTCTGATTCGTAGTACTGTTGGATAGATGTAAAGCCATCAGCAATGTAGCCATCAGCCTTAGCAAATGTACTCTCACCTGAGCCACGGACTGCAGCACGAGCACCCATCATCTTGTTAAAGACCTCAGACATGTAAGACTTGGAGGGGTCTTCTTCAATCATCTTCTTAATCTCACCAAGGGTCTTGATAGACTTGATGATCTTAGGAGCTTTCTCGAAGCTAGAAGCTGTAGGGTTAAAGCAGAGATCGTAGGGAGAGATACGTACTACACGTGGACCTATGTAGTTTACAACATAGTCACCTGACTCTTTTACTTGGTAGCTGTCTTCCCAAGCTACAGTAGCAAAGCAGTTGCCGTACTGGATGTAATCGTACAACAGGTCAGAGGCTACGTTAGTGAAGCTAGACTGACGGATCTTGTTGTCCATGTAGGCTTGGATCACATCACGTTTAGCTTTAACCTGACCATCCTTTGAGTCAGCCTCGAACCGCATCCACTTCTGTTGTGGGAACAGAGTAGCAAAGTAGTTAGCATGGAGGTTGTCCATGATCTGTGTCAGCTTAGGTGTAGTGGTGCTGTTAGACCAAGGCAACATAGCATTCTTAGTTGTGCTAGTGTCTGTAGCATAGAGGTAGTTACGGAGTTCTTTCCACTCCTCTACCTTTGACTGACGAAGGTTAGACCACTCACGCCAACGATTAGCAATCTCAGTCGCCATGTGATCAGGCCCAAGAACCTGTTCGATTTCGATTGTTTCACCAGCCATTAAGAGGCTCCTCTAAATCTACTGTTAGCCCAGACGATGTTGTTCTTCTTGCTTCTGTTGATAGTACGAGAGGGTTTAACTGCAATGTCTACCGCAGAAGCTAGGGCATCTTTAATATCGTCGTGAGGTGGGTTACGTGACATCAACTCTTCCTCAAGAGTTTGGATGTTACCCCCTCGGTAGTGCCACATCTGAAGGTTGTCGTACCGTGGCTCTAGGGTAGAAGCTATTCGTTCTTCTTTGTTACCCTGATGTTTGTTAGGTCGATACTCATCAATACTAAGAGACAGACCATGTTGCTTGACGAGTTCCTTGAGTTGCTTAACGATAGCCTGTTGAGCTACTGTAACCTCTGCTCTCATCTTCCTGAACGACCACTTACCTACTAGCTGGAAGATGTGTTCAAAGTATTCTGAGATACGATCTGTACGGAACCTATCAATGTCTAGGACATATATGTTATTGTCTGCGTCTACACCTACTACAACAATAGCTGTGTAGTCAGCTTTCTTTGAGAGACTGAAAGCAAAGTCAATAGATGCGTAGACGTTTAGCTTCTTCTCTTTGTAGAACCAGTAACCATTCTCTTCTACTAGGTGCTTACGTTCGTAGTACTGGAACTTCTCAGATCCTACTGGTACGTTGTCTGGGTCACTAGGGTCGTTGTAGTACTGTGCTCTAAACTGTCCCTTGTCGAGGTACTGTCCTCGTTTCTTAGCTAGGATCTGCTTAGTGAAACCAAAGTACTTACCATCCTTACGTTGCTGTTGAGGCCACAAGAACTCTCCAGTCCCATCTCCCCGATCCTCTACTGCTCTCTCAAAGATCTCGTAGATGTTATCTTCAGCAACCTTATCACCCTCTGCGTTGTACTGATCCTCAACCATCTGCATCAGATCATTGTACAAGTCAGCAGGATGATACCTAGTACCTACTACCCACTCCTTAGCATTAGCCCCTTCGATAGACGAGAGAAGAGAATACTGAGACTTAACCTTGTTACGACCTTCACCCGTGTAAGCATTCTCGTAGACTACAACGTCATCCAAGACAGCAATGTCACAGTGCATACCTGTGAGTGAAGTTGTAAGACCACCAGTAAACACTGAAGGGTCACGTACATTCTCTTTCTTACGAGAGGGGTGGTCCAACATAATCTCTGAGTTGGTCCACCGTGTACGTTTACCTTCGTCACTATTAACATGCTCAGGCCAGTAACGACGATAAGTATCCGAAGTAAGGATACCCTTGATAAACCCTAGTTGTTTCTCCGCAAGATTTGCGGTGGCTGAGATATATAATATCCGCAGTGTAGGGTCTTTGGTTAGCTCCCAAGCAACTCGGTAGGCAATCAAACGAGACTTACCGTGGTCACGTGGAAAGAGTAGTAGTTGGTGTGTCTTGTGATTAGGCCGTGTCCACCAGTTACATACGTCCTCGTGACACTGACCTAATACTTGCTCAGGAGCTACCAATTTAATAAAGCTAACTAAGTCATCCTCAGCAGCTTTTCTGATTTGATTTAATTCTACCACGTGGCGGTTACCTGTGTCAAGAGTATTATTGTACGAATACGTCCTTAGAGCCGAAGTCACGGTTGTCTGAGATACGGAGGACTACAGTACCAGAAGAATATCCTGAGACAGTTGCACGGTAGTAGACTTCTTCAGCATCGAAGCCTACACCCTCGTAGTTGCCTGTGAAGGTGTCTACAGCAAACCAGTTAGTCTTATCCCAGCTACGTTCTACAGTGACTGTAGCAGCCCATGTACCTGAGATTGACAAGTTGAAGTGACCGATGATCTGTAGTGCATCTGTGCTGCCGTTATCTGTAAGGGAAGCTGTTACGTTAGCCATGATTACTCTCCCTCAACTTGAGCAGCAGCATAAGCAGCTTGTGCTTCAGCAGTAAATGTAGCCTGAATGATTGCCAGCACATCTGCGTCTGGCTCTGCAAGGAAGTCATCACCCAGTGTAACCACACGGCGGTGGAAGTTGCGTGATAACTCAACGCCATCCTCTGCAATGATGGTGGCTGTGCGAACCTGAATGACGGGATAACCCGCAGCCAGTTGCAAGACCTCGATCTTGTCGTTCTTTGTTGTTTTAGTAATAGCCATTTTTATCTCCTTGGCTTTAGCCTGTTAAGGCGTTTAGGACTGTCCACGCACTAGGCGCATTAATATTGACCGTTAAGTTCAAGGACTTTAATGCGATCAACAAATCCAAT